GTCAACGATCTCCTTCTAGGAGCTACTTAGATCTTTCATAAGAACGACTTTCTATCCTACATGCTTGGTCCTTTCAGACTAGCCTTGCGAGTTACCTTTCTTAAGGGTTTCTCCAACGTAGGGGCAGATTTTCTCTCTACCAACGAAGAGGTATCTGGTTGGGTTGCTTTTGCAAGCTTCCGTTCCCAGACCTCTAAAGATGACTTTCCTCTCGGATCTGATGGTTCGCGGACTACTTGTTTAAGGTAGGACGCAATAGATATACCATCTAGAACCTTATCATCTAGTATGTTCAGCGCAAGCTGAATTCCACTAACTGATAATTGATTGGTTAAGTTCATCTCCACCGGCCCTGGACGGGTCGGCTGACTTGTAGCTGTTTTGTTCGCTATGGCACATGAAGTGCCAGGAGGGTTATTTAGACCTTCCCTAGTCGGGTACATACCTAATTCGATCATTGATTGAACAGGTATGGTGTTATTGGAAACCTTTTTCAAGGTTTCGTCGTCATCTTGGATTAATTGTAGATTTTCTTCTACTCTCTGGTCCAAGGTTTTTCCGTGCGGATTCCATCCTAGCCCCCCAAAAAATTCGGGGAGTTCAGAAATGGCACTAACTACGGCGCGTTGGCGTGGTCGAAGCATACTAATGGATTGAGGCCCGAAGAACTTTACATAATCAATAAAGTTTCTATCGGACATCTCTCGCCATTTTCCTGTAGGAATAATTCCTTCAGGCAGTATGATTTTTCCAGCAAACTCGCATAGCATGTTAGAAGAGATAGTCTTATCTTTTGAGACCGGGCAACCTACTTCCCTCAGTTTAACGAGGTAAGCAGCTGCAAGGTCATCATCTGTTATAATAATATCGTCTCCTAAAATCCGGTATTTACCAAAGGCCTCGAATCGTTCAGTTCCATGATAGAACAAACCATTCTTATCTTGACACACCTGAGCCGCAGCAGCATGCACTAATGCATGATGAGCTAAAGCAAAGATGGGAAAAGAAGGCCCCAATCCTAAGGGTTGCCCCTTAGACCATGAGATGTCTCTTCTCTGTTTGAGAAGAGGATCATATACATCCCATTGGCTAATACTAACATCGCGGAAATGGTTTAGGTACTCTTCATCGATACCATACGCTTTACACACTTCGAGTTGAAACTCTAGTGGAAAAGTATCTGTAGCGTTACTCAAATCAATTGAATGAACAATTTTCTTTGATTTAATCGCTTCGGAGGCAAATCTAACGCCTTCGTCCTGATCAAATGTAACATCTTCAGATATCTGCCTTAACAGGGCAAACGTTTGTATCTTTAAAGGTTCAAGAGCTAACTGGGTTAAGCGGTTGGGGTTTGCAACTACCCTCAACTTCATCCCAGGTTCTTGGATAAAACCTATCCTTCCTACTGACCCTGTCGGTATACTTCCACCTTCGCTCAAAAACTTGGGCTTACGTTGAAGTAACTTATGGGGTACTCCGTCCATTACTGGTCGGTAGTGGGTTGGATATCTAGAAATCATCTTTCTAATACGAGGTTGCTCTAGAGCTTCCAAGTACCATGTGGAAACATCAGTTTCCGGATAATTCTTAGACAAACCAGGCGCACGCTTCGATGCAGACCACGGATACACCGTGACAGACCTATGCTTAGCTAGCTTAGGTACTGTAAAATGTTGAAACTTGAAGACCCGCGGTTTTACAACCATGGGTTGAGGGTTCTCGACGGCCTCTTGGAATTTCTTCCATTGAGAGGTTGTTGGATGATTACCTACAAAAGTAGTGTAACTCATTAACGCGTTGATTGCCTTCCCTTTTTGTTTCATTGACATGTTGTCTCTGAAGAGATGCTTGAATGGTCCCTTAGGTTCGCCTCTCGAGTTGAGAGCGACCCAATCAGGTTGCTGGTTTGTTCCAGCCTCCTTGGTTAGCCAATAAGTCTTTAACGACTTAAGACGGCTTACGGTCCATTCAGGTCCACTTGCTTTATCCCATTTTACAATGGTATCCAGCATACTGAACACTTTTGATCTACTGTAACCCAGTGAATTCAATCGTTGACAGATCATAT